AAGGTCTCCGGCGAGGGTGGGGCGGAACCGCAAACGCTTAATATTCCTTATGAGGCGCGTGATTCGCATTTAGACCGATTAGAGAAAGACATTTACATCTTCGGTCAAGGCATTGACTTAAACACCGATAAATTGGGGAGTTTGCCTTCGGGAAAAGCATTGCAGTTTATGTATGCTCTCCTTGTTTTGAAAGCCGGACAATTGGAACGGAAATTACAGAAAGCGTTGAAAAAATTCATTTGGTTTATTGGGAAAAATGAGAATGTCGAATTTTCGCTTAACGAAATATCGTTCAAATTCAATTATACGATGATAAGCAACGATACAGAAGTGATAACAAATCTTGTCAATTCTCAAGGAATGCTATCGAACGAAACGCTAATCGAACAGCATCCTTACGTCGAGGACCCGAAAAAAGAAATCGAACGCAAGGCTGCGGAAACCCCGGATATACAAATTGCATGATATGAAAACAAAAATATTATCTGAATCGAAGCGATTAGAAAAATTAACTTTCAACCAGCAAAGAATGTTAATCTCTTTATACAGCAAATCGCTGAAAGAAATCAAAGCGAAATTAGCCGATTTCGTTGAGAAATTAGGCGACAAACCTTCGATTGTTGAGGCGAACAAATATAATAGATTGAAAAATTTAGAGGTTGAAATATCGAAAGAAATTATGAGATTGGCGCAATCGGCGAACGGGACAATAACCGGCGCGGTACGCGATAGTTACAAAGAGAGTTTCCAAATAGCGCAATACGCGGCGGAGACAAGTGTAAACGTAACGTTAGGATTATTAGACCGCCCGTCGATAAATAACGCAATTACTAATCCGTTGACTTCGATTAAGTGGCAAGATAGAACGAAAATCAATCATCAACTATACGCGAATAACGTTCGCGACGAAATAACGAAAGGACTGATTCAGGGCAAGGGTTACGGCAAAATAGCGAAAGCGCTGAATAAACGGACTAAATCCGCTGCGTTATCTTCGGTGAGAATAATTAATACCGAAACGCATAGAGCGCAGCAGCAAGGGATTAATGACGTATTCAACGAACTCGACTCTAAGTCTGGAATTGAAGTTGAAAAGCAATGGATTGCGACTTTGGACGAAAAGACGCGAATCTCTCATCAGCAATTAGACCAAAAATACGCCGCAAAAGCTAAAGGATTTGATAACCCGGTATTTGCTGGAGTTGATGAAAGCGGGAGCTTGGTTTACGGCGAGGCTCCGGGATTGTTCGGCGTTCCGGCGATGGACATAAATTGCAGATGTACGGAAGTTATAAGCGTTAAAGGAATTGACGAACCGGCACAGCGGAAAGCGCGGGAGCGCGGGACAAACAAGGTGGTTAAAAATATGTCCTATGAAGAATGGACTAAATCGCGCGGAATTAAAACGAAATTAGGAGGCAAATAAAATGAAGGAAGAACAATTGGTATTACTTGATGGCGAACAAACGAAAGTGAAAAACATTGTTATTCTTGGATATGAAACCGGAGAATCAATCAAGAACGGTATTCCGGTGGAGCTAATTTTTTCAAAAAACAAAACGCAAAAGGGATTATTGAAAGCATTTAGGACTAATGATTATTCCCTTTATGCGAACATAGAATCAATCAAATGACGGCGCGACCGTTTAAAAACGTGAGGTAAGCAATGGATAAGTTAAAAGAAATACTCGGCGAGCAATTATATAACGAGCTCAAAGAATTAGCGGGCGAAGAATTGAACGCTAAAATCGGTGAGATTTTGAAAGACAAGAAGGTTCTATCATTCAATGAAGCCGACGAAATAGCAGTAACAAATAACGGTGAATGGATTCCGAAAGAGAAGTTTAACTCTATTTTGGAAGATAAGAAAACATTCAAAACACAAGCGGAACAATATCAGAACGAGTTGGCGGAACTCAAAAAATCCGTAAAAGATAACTCTGAATTGACCGCGCAAATAAGCGAACTGGAAAACAAAATGCAGACGAATGCGCAATCGTTTGAACAGCGTGAAGCCGAAGCTAAGAAAAGATTTGCTTTGGCGATTGCATTGAGAGACTCCGGCGCGAAGTTCCCCGATTTACTGGAACAGAAATTTGATTTATCGAAATTGGAATTATCCGACGACGGGAAAATCAGAGATTTTGACACAGTATTAAATCCGGTAAAAGAATCATATAAAGATTTATTCGGGGAGCAGAAAAAAGCGGGCTTCGACCCGGCAAGGAATCAAAACCCGGATGGCTTTTATAGTAAAGAGCAAATTGATGCTCTTACGACAGAGCAATTAGCCGATCCGAAAATCCTTGAAAAAGTAAATCAATCATTAAGTAAATTAAATTGAGGTAAGAAAAATGGCAATAAATAATTTTATTCCTAAAGTATGGAGCGCAAATTTATTGAGCGCGAAAGAAAATATACACGTATATCCGGCGGTCGCTAATCGTGAATTCGAGGGCGATATCAAAGGCTTCGGCGATACGGTGCAGATATCGCAGATTGCGGATATAACGGCTGCGACATACACAAAAAACAGCACGACAATTACCGCAGCGGAATTACAGGACGCGGCTTCGTTGTTGCTGATTGACCAATCGAAATATTTTGCGTTTAAGATTGACGACATTGATGCGGCTCAATCAAAGCCCAAGGTAATGAAAGAGGCAATGAGAAAGGCAGCTTATGCGTTGAACGATACGCAGGATTCGTACATGGCGGGTTTATACGCCGATGCGGGTCTGTCACAAAATACAAATGCATCTCCGGCGAACATGACTTCTCTGAACGTTGACGAGGAGTTTTTGGCCGTCGCCGAAACATTAGACGATGCAAATGTATCGCGCGCGAATAGATTTGCAATTATACCGCCTTGGGTTGTCTCAAAATTGGTCTTGGCGGGTTCGGCTGCAATAACCGATAATACAAATATTTGGGTTAACGGTTATATCGGGAAGGCGCTCGGTTTTAATATGCGCGTTTCAAATAACGTCTCCAAAAACTCATCTTCGTGGGACAAAACAAGAATCCTATGCGGCGCGGAAAAAGAGGCGTTTATTCTCGCCGAGCAGATATTGAAAGTTGAGGCATACAGACCCGAAAATTCTTTTTCCGATGCGGTTAAAGGGCTTCATGTTTATGGCGCGAAGATTCGTTCCGACGTAACTTGCGTATTATACGCAAACAAAACAGCGGAGGCTTAAAATGTTAACACGAATTATGAAAAAATTGCTCGTCATTGAGCAGCTTCTTCGGGAGTTGCTGGCGGCGATTAAAAAAGCGCCGGTTAAAAAAGCACCGGCTAAATAAATAATGAATTGAAAATAAAAAAATAGAGGTTAAAAAGTGGCAACAACAACAATAACACCGACAACTATCAGCAAAAACAGCGGGCAATTAGTCACGCAGGGCACGGGAACGGCGATAAACACCTCCAACACAATGGAGATTGCTTATCCCGACGAAGGGCGCTTATTGGTTCTTATTGACTCCGATAATGCGGCAACTTCGGCGACTTTCGCCGCGGGATTCGGAGTTGATTCCGGTCTCGGTTCTCTTGCCGTTGCGGTTGCGGATACTAAAATGACTGCGGTTGTTTTGGATTCGGCGCGATTCAAAGACTCAAGCGGGAATCTTTCCATTACTTGGGCGGCTTCTTCGGCTGGCTTCGTACAAGCATATTACTTGCCGTATTAAGCAATGGGAATTATTACATCAACAGAGGTTAAGACTCTGTTGCAAATATCGACGACGGATTACGATACTTTAATTGCGGAAGCCATTACGGATTTATCCGCGTGGCTTCCGAGTTATTTGAATAATTATTTTACAGATCCGAACTTGTATATACAGGCGTCAACAATTGCTTTTTCCGGTACTGACATCACGGATTCCGATTCCGGCTTTGTAACTGCGGGATTTGTAACCGGCATGGATATTTACGTCATGAAATCGGCTCACAATGACGGGTTCTATAACATTACGACGGCTGCGGCGGAAACTTTGACGACAGACGGATCTTTCGTTGCTGAAAGTGCGGCGGATGCAACACCTATAATCTGGCGTGTGAAATATCCAATAGGATTAAAGCCGGCTTTGGCGAACTTGATTAAAGCGCAAATTGACAAACAGAAGCAAGGCGTTTCGAGCGAATCAATCGGAGGCTATTCCGTTTCGTTTATTACCGATGATGTTGAAAGAACGTTATTGCGGCGGTTATCTCCTTATCGGAAGGTAGGATTTTAAAGTGTCAATCTCTGATTATTATACCGACACTATCACACCGCAAACGGTTGCTTTGACTTCGGACGGGATGGGCGGTAATACGGAGGTCTGGACTTCCGGGACCGCGTTCTCCGGCAGAATTGAAACGATAGAAAACAAAGACCAAATATTCAACGAAGCGGGGAAACTTGTATCGAGTGACATTCTGTTTTGCAGCACTTCCGAATCATTAACGACGGATATGCGGGTGATTTTCGGCGGCAATACGTATGAAATAACGTCTCTGCTTTCTCCGACGGATGGCACGGGAACGGCGCATCATCAAGAAATAGGACTGTTATATGTTGAATAATAAAATAAATATGGTCTTGGAAATAATGGCGATTGAATTAACGAAACGCGCTAAGTTGCTTTCTCCGGTCGGTCAATACGACGATGGCAGAGTTGGCGGGCGTTTACGCGGTTCTATCAGCTGGGCGACGAACAAAAAATCGAGCGGATTACAGAAAACCGGCAAACCGGCGGCAACCAAGAAAGACGCAATCGGGAAACCATTGAAACCGCTTACCGTTCGGATTGGAACGGCGGTGGAATACGCTCCGGCAATTGAATTCGGAACATCGAAAACAGCGGCGCAGTCTTTTTTACGCGCAGCGGCGAAAGCGGCGAAAACAATTTTACCACAAGCGGTGAGGATAGCGCGTGTTAGCTCATAATGAATTGAAAACAGCCATTTACGGGAAATTAACGTCGGCGAGTTCGTTTAACACGAACATAGGCGGGCGCGTGTATTATTTACAGGCTCCGCATTCGACTGCTTATCCTTATTGCGTGTTTTCGTTTTTTTCGGATTTATATTCATTCGATTCTGGCAAGAAGTGGGAAGAAATCTTCATACAGTTTTCAATTTACGATAATTCGAGCAGCAACATCGGGACTTTGGAAAGCAACTTAATTGATTTATTGCGCGATGCGGCTTTGACGTTTACGAATTTCACGCAAATAGATTTACAAAGAACAGCAAAAAGATATCTATTATATACTGATATTTTTAACACAATTTTAGAATATAGAATTGAAATTGAACATACATAATTAATTAAGGAGGCACAAAATGCCTAAAATTAGCGGTTCAACCGGAGCGGCAAGTTTCGGCGGAACTACAATACTCATAACAAATTGGAGCGCAGACGTTACGGCGGATATAATCGACACTACCGATAGCGGTGATTCGAGTTGGAAAACTTCGCTTGCGAAAGGTTGGAAATCATGGACGGCGACTTGTGACGGTTTTCAAATTAGTGGAGTGGCGGATGAAACAATCGGCGGAACGGCGGCGAGCTTAATCTTAACAATGAAGACAAGCAATACCTATACGGGAAACGCTATTATCACCGGAATGACGGTTAATACCGACGTTGCGGGAACTGACGCCGTAAAAAAGACCTATACTTTTCAAGGAACGGGCGCCTTGACATTAGCAACAGCATAAAATAGGAGGTCGTAATGGCTAAGATTAGCGGTTCGGATGCTTATGTAATTTTTGGAAGCGCGGTTTCCGTTTTTGATGCGTCGTATGCAAGCGGAGTTGTGACGGTAACGACAACGGCTCCGCATGGGAAATCGGTTAAGGATAGGGTTCGCATTCGCGGGGTCGTTGGAATGACGGATCTAAATAATTCATTCACAATTGAAACGGTTCCGACTTCGACGACTTTCACGGTTTCGCTTACTACTGCGCAAAGCTACACCTCCGGCGGTTCGATTTATGATACAATTGACGTAACGAATTGGACTCTCGACTTGGCGGCGGATGTTATAGACGTGACGGATTCAAGTTCGGTTAGTAATTTCAGGGAATTTATTGATAATGAATTTAGTTCGGGGACCGGGACGCTGGACGGGTTCGTTTATTCCGGTACGAATCATTTGGTCGAAGGGACTTCACTGGCGGCTCAATTCCGAATGAGTGATACCGAGTATTATTCCGGCACGGGTTATATTACCGGAGACACGACAACAACGGATGTATCTGGAGCGGAAGCAGTGAAAATAACTTACAACTTCACATTCAGCGGAGCAATTAGTCAAACATGAGACGTGTGAAAGAAATAATAATAGCGGGTAAAAAAGTTGAACTCTCAGAGCGTTCGGCAAAATCCGTTTTGGATTTGATTTCTTTATCACGGTCGAAAGGGAAAGACCTACAGGCGGGAATAATCGGAATGTCGATAATGATAAATCAGGCTCTGCAATATTGGATTGACAAAAGATTATTCTCGTTTTATTGGTCTTGGAAATTCTCTGCGCGGAAGTTGCTCAAAAAGTTAACGATTAAAGAAATGAGCGAATTCGTTGATATTATTAACGATTTGGAAGGTAATAAAAAAAAAGTGACTCCGGCGGTGGAAAACCAATCGGACGAACAGCGGCAAGGGGATTGATAAGTCATTTTTTCAACATTAAATATGCCGAAGTTGAAAACTTGCCGATTACGGTATATCGTGAGATGGAAGTACAGGCTTTGAACATTGGGAATTTGTATCGTCAAGGTGAATTCCAATTTGAAACGACGGAAGAAGAAAAAGAAACGGACGGATTAGAATTAGAAAGAGCAAAAAAGGAATATGAAGAATTGAAAAGAAAAGGTAAAATACCGTGGCTGAAAAGTTAGACGAACTATATATCGAAATAACTGCGAATCGTAAAAAAATGGATAAGCAGCTAAAAGGCGTCAAATCCGATATGAAAAAAGAGGGCGGACGCATTGGAAAACTATTCGGTTCTTCCTTCGGTGCGGCGTTGGGTGCGACTGCTATTTTCGCCGGATTGACGCGAATGGTTAAGAATTCTATCTCATTGGCTCAAATACAAGCGCGGGCGGAGGCACAGGTCGCACAGGGTGTTAAGACAACCGGCAAGGCGGCGGGATTTACGGCTAAGGAATTGTTCAAAATGGCTTCCGGCTTACAGAAATTAACCGCCGTCGGGGATGAAGATATTCTCCAAAACGTAACTAATAATCTTTTGACGTTCAAAAACATTTCCGGCGAGGCGTTCAAAAGAGCGCAGGCGGCAATCCTGGACCTGAACGCCGTTATCGCGAAGGGCGAAGTCGGCGCGTTGACTTCCCAGGCCATACAACTGGGGAAGGCTCTTAATGATCCAACTCAAGGCGTTTCGGCGTTAACGCGCGTCGGTATTTCATTCACGGAACAGCAGAAAGAGCAGATCAAAACAATACAGCAAAGCGGGGACTTACTTGGCGCACAAAATATGATATTGACTGAATTAGAAGGACAATATAAAGGGCAGGCTAAAGCATTGGCAGATGCAACGGGCGGGACAAAGGCATTCTCGGCGGCTTGGGGTGATGTATTGGAGAAAATTGGCGCACCATTGATAAAAGCGTTGACCCCGACACTGAAAAAGCTAACTGATTTTATGCAAAATCATGAAAAGGATATAAT